AGAAGAAGAGCAGGAACAAAGGTCAGAGCGTGGGCAGGATGATGAGAATGGCATCGATGAGGCACCGGCAAGAGAAGCTGAGCCTTCATTGGATGATGAACTGCCCATCGCACCAGAAGCCCCCGTCGCTCCGGAGAGACATGGTCCGGTGGACGCGAACAACTTGACCAAGCCAGACGACCGTTCTGTGGGGTATTTATGCCAGCATGCAGACAAAGACGGCGTGGTACAAGCGAAGAAAGGTGTTCCTGCTTTGAGCCTCAAGGCTTTCAATCCCGATTGCGCGCGACAGAATGACAAGCCAGCACCACTCATCATGCGGCCGCCGGATGATGTTGTGGTGGAACATTGGGCGTCATGTGACTCCAATATAGAGGCAGCGTTGTACAAAAGAGCGGTGATGCCAGGTGGCGCTCCGGCTCTCGCGTGTACGTTGCCCAACGACGAGAGGCAGAAGCTTCGCAAGCAAGTGTTGAAGTTGTGCGGCAAAGGTGGACCCTTTTCGCCTGCGAAGATCGCGGAATGGGCCTCTGAAATTTTAACCGTTGAAGATCTCAACCCCAAGTCATGGACCTTCAAGAAATGGAAGGCAGAGCATGACCGGGCAATGCTCGATACCTCGCTCAGGGTGGGCCCAGGTGTGGCCATCAAAGACGAGGTGCTGGAATGGTTGAACAAGAATAAGCCGCGGTTTTTGTTGGCAGACAAAGAGGCAGGGCAAGTAGCCGCCAGGTTCGTCATAAAATGCTTCGATGCGTTGTGGTTTTCATTCCGCAAAGGCAGGCATCTGAAGTACATGAGGAAGGACGCTGCCATGGAGCAGGTCGCCCATGATTTCGGACGTGATCTTGGCTACCCCACAGCAGTGTGTGAGGGCGATGGGTCGGCATGGGATAGCTGCTGTAACATCGACATACGCAACGACACAGAAAATGTCGTGCTTCACCACATTTTGAGGGAGCTACTGAATCACCCATTGTTTGCCAAACACTTAGGCGAAGCCCACGAAACCATTTGCACCGATGACAAGCTCGGTGTGAAGAGCAAGATCATGCTCAAGTCCGATGAAGGGCGCAAGTACATCATAGACTCGATTAGACGGAGCGGCCACGCGGGCACAAGTGGTCTCAACGGCTTCATCAATGCGGTTCTATGGTCCTTCACGCTTACCACTGAAGTTTGCACGCATCTGGCCTGCGGGCCAAAGCAGCACGTGCTCTCCAGATACACAGCCGTTGGCGGTGAAGCCATCAAAGTGTCAGGCACAAATTCATACGAGGGAGACGATTCTTTGTTGCTCTTGCCTCAGAGTTTGCGCGTGCACGAACAGGCGATACAGGATCGGTGGAAGTCGTACGGCTTCAACATGAAGATCTACTGGAGAGTGGACGGAATGTGCACATACACGGGCTATGACTTCCTCGTGAAAGGTGGTCGACTGTGTGGTGCGAAAGTTCCGTCTATCAGACGCAACATCCTTGGATGCTCTTTCTCAATCTCACCCGAAGCCCGCAAGGGTTGGCAGGACGGGCAGATGTGGAGAGTATATAAAGTTGCGGCTGACACTATGCTCGCTCGCGCCACAGCGTACGAACATGACTGTGCGCCTTTGGCGCACGCGTTTGGTCTCGCAGCAGAATTTTACGCCGCCAAGGTGCAAGATTACGTGCCCTCAGAAATTCTGCAGGAGCACAAGAATTGCGAAACCACGTTGAAGGGGACAATGCAGCGCGTTCGTTCAAGCGCCAGTCCACCAACGGAAGACCAGTTGCGCCTTTGGCAACTGAGTCTGGATGGTTTGCCCGGCAATGTGTCGCAGTGCGGCTCGTTGACGCGGGTAGACCCGTTGTCCCAGCACTTCCTCCACAAGACGGCCTGAGGGCCGCCGCCCTACGGGGCGTCCGGGGGGGATAACCCCCCGTGGCCGTGGCGCGCACATCTGCGCCACGGCCTGGACCATTACCACCCCTTTGGGTGCGCCAGTGAATTCGTGTGAGTTAATAAGCATGAGGTGTAGAGAGTCCATCCCGTCATTTATTGTTGGCGGGGCCGGCGTGAAGGCAGCCGGGGTAGCCTTATAGCTTGTGGCGGTGATTGAGCGGTCACCGTCCTGAAGCCTGGTGGGGTCGCCACCCCTGCGGTGAGGGCCAGCAGCACACCTGCCACGACAGGTCGACGGTTTAGCCAGCTGTCAATAAACGTGCTGTCCACATACACAGCCCACCCTAGGTGAATGAATCCGGGCATAAGAGGACTGGATCCGAAGGTGGAAAGCCGACCGGGGCGTTGCTTGCATTTTGCGGCACGCGAGTTCTATCGTCGAAGTGGCATCAGGCCAACCTCGCGAGTCCCGGGTAACGCGTTGCGTACGGAAATTGTACTGTTTTTATTCCTGCGTGGTGCGCACTGTGAACGTGGAAATGGTGATGGAGTTGAACGCCCATCCAATACGGTAGTTCTTTTTCATCGTGTGTATTCATACGCTCCGCCTTATTTTCCTTGGGCGACATGCTGCTGCATGAGAGTCTGGGTGGCTCAAGCAGTATCTCGTGCTTCGACCCAGCACGCACCAACTCACACTCACTTTGTACTTCCTGCTCGGTATTCATGCCGCCGGCAAAGATGGCCCGTCGGTTGAAGAATGGCGGTGGAAAGAAGCGTAAAGGTAAGCGCATGGGCATGCGCGCAAGAGCAACTGCCGTGCTCGCGCCTGGCGCGGGCGCAACGGTGAAGAAGCCATTTGGGAGCAACGGCGTCGCGAAGGGCGCCCGCGCACTCATTCGGGCATTGAACGCGCGCATTCCGATCGAGCCTGGACTACCCAGGCCCGTCGGTCCATATACAGTTGTGACCACGACGACGCTGGAAAGTGTTACCAGTCGCTTCGTGATCATTTCACCTGTCATGCGTCAAACCGAGAATGGTATGCATTGGTTGGCGTCTAGCGGCATACGCGCCGTGGACATGGCTTTGGCTGTGAATGACACCAACAACGCGTCAACGATGCCGATTCCCGCACCCGTTGAGCTCGACAGCGCAGCGGAATGCGTACCCTCGGCCATATCGATCCAAGTGATGAATGGCAACGCCTTGCAAACAACGTCCGGTATGATCGCGATTGGCCGTGTAAACCAGCAGCTTCACCTCACTACGGAGACAGCCTCGTGGGAAGAGTTGGGGGCGAGATTTATCTCGTATTACTCTCCGCGGTTGTGCTCTGCACCAAAACTTGCCCTCAGGGGCGTGCGCTGCTCGGCCTATCCATTGAACATGGACGAGTATTCTTCTTTTGCAAGGATCAAGCAGAATCACGGGGTCTTCAGCATGGGCGAGGGATTCACTTGCGGCGCGTTTTCGCCCATATGCATATTCCAGACGCAGACACCAGCGATCGAGTTGTCCGTGATGGTCCACATCAAGTGGCGGGTGCGGTTTGACCCGCTCAATCCGGCGACAGCATCGCATACTTTCCACCCACACACGCCTGACGGTGTATGGGCAACGGCAGTAAAGGCCTGTTCCGAGGCCGGTCATGGAGTTGAAGACATCGCAGAATCGATTGCGAATGCCGGTGCCGCCGTGGGCAAAGCTGCATGGGCAGCCGACATGTGGGATCGTGCCCACACCGTGTAGTTCGGTGGTTGCCGCGTGGCTATTCTGAGCGTTTGTACAGAGTAATGCATGATTTTTCGGCCGTCGGGTTAGCAGCCTCACATAAGGGGAGGTGCGTGGGTACG